CGCCAGATGTGGCGCAACGGCGGGCGCTTCAACGCCTACATCCGCCGACCTGCCGAGGTCGAGGACTGGACGGATGAGCAGTTCGAGCGGTTCCGCCAGTCGTGGGACGAGTCGTGGGCTGGGCGCGGCGCCAAGAACGGCGGCAAGATGCCCATACTCGAGGACGGCATGGAGATTCGCACCGTGCCGTTCTCCGCGCACGACGCCGAGTGGTCCACGGCCAAGAAGCTGGGGCGCGAGGACGTCGCGGGCGTCTACCACGTGAACCCCGCGCTCATCTGGCCCGGCGAGGGGCAGACGTACGCGAGCGCCAAGGAGAACGCGCGGGCGCTCTACAACGACACGCTCGCGCCCATGCTCATGCAGGTGGTCGAGCGCGTGAACGCCATCATGCTGCCGATGCTGGACGAGCCCGCGGGCGATTACGTCGAGTTCGACCTGTCCGTCAAGCTGCAGGGCAGCTTCGAGGAGCGCGCCGCAGTCATCCAATCCGCCGTCGGCGGGCCGTGGATGACCCGCGACGAGGCGCGCGCCATGTTCAACCTGCCGCACATCGTCGGCGCGGACGAGCTGATCGTGCCGCTCAACGTGCTCGAGGGCGGGCTGGCGTCGCCGCGCGACACCGACCCGACCATAGACCGCAACGGGGACGCCCCGCAGCTCAAGGAGGCGCCGCACGAGGCCGCGTGCCAGTGCGCCGCGTGCAAGTCGTCGGGCGTCCACTTCAAGGCCGCCGCGACCGACGAGGACGGGCGCGAGCTGGCGGACGTCCTCGCATCGTTCTACAGGCGCCAGCGCAAGTCGGTTCTGCCGAAAATCGGCGCCGACCCGTCCATCCCCGACGAGGGCGACCCCGCATGGTGGGACAGCGACCGCTGGAACCGCGAGCTGACCGACGACCTCAACGAGGTCGCAGTCAAGCAGTCAGAGGCCGCGGCGCTCCGCGCGCTCGAGGCCATGGGCGAGGACGCGAACGGATATTCCGTCAACCAGACGAGGGCGTTCATCAACGCCATGAGCTGGAAGCGCGCGTGCATGGTGAACGCCGCGACGCTCCGCGATCTGGTCGCCGTCGTCGAGGACGACGAGGGCGAGCGCACGCCCGCCGACGTGTTCGACGTCGCCGAATCGAAGCGCGCCGAGAACAGCGGATACGCCTACGCCGCCGCCATCGCGGGATGGTCGGCGCTCGAGGCGGTGCGCCAATGCGCCCCGCGCCGCGGCGCGACCAAGACGTGGGACGTGACGAGCGGCAACCCGCGCCCGTCGCACGCCGCCATGAACGGCGAGACGGTTCCCTATGACGAGCGGTTCTCGAACGGCGCGATGTGGCCCGGCGACGCCGACGCGCTCGACGCCGAGGAGGTCGCCAACTGCCAGTGCGCCGTCACCATCGACATCCCGTAAGGAGAACAACATGACGAAGACCAAGGCGGCTCCCGCAGCCGCGTCCATGCCCGCCGACGGCATGGTGGAGGGCTATGCCGCGACGTTCGACCGCATCCCCGACGCGTACGGCGACGTGATCAAGGCAGGAGCCTTCGCCGACACGCTCAAGGCGTGGGATGAATCGGGCAAGCCCATCCCGCTGCTCTACGGCCACAGCACCGACGACCCCCAGTACAACATCGGCAAGGTCGTCGAGGCGCACGAGGACGATAAGGGCCTGTTCGTGCGCGCCGAGTTCGACGGCGACAACGAGAAGGCACAGTACGTCCGCAAGCTCGTGCAGGAGGGCCGCCTCTACCAGTTCTCGTTCGCATACGAGGTGCTGGACGGCTCCACCGTCGAGCTGGACGACGGCGCCGAGGCGTACGAGCTGCGCAAGATGAACCTCTTCGAGGTGTCGCTCGTCCAGATTCCCGCCAACCAGCGCGCCGTCGTGACCGACGTGAAGAGCGCGCCCGTCGAGCAGAAGGACGGGCCCGCCGCCACCGCCGACATGGACGCCGACGCGAAGAGCGGGCGCCGCAACAGCAAGGCCGACGCAGACGAGCTGCGCCGCGTGCTCGAACTCTGCTCCGAAATCGAAACCACCGTCCGCGGCCTGCTGGCCGACGAGATGGACGACACCGAGTCCGACGAGGCCAAGGCGGAGGAGCCCAGCGGGGCCAACGCCGAGGAGCCCAAGGCCGACGTGCTCGCCCAGCTCAAGGACGTGGCTGCAATGCTTCTCGAATCGTAAGGAGAACCCATGAACATCAACGAACGTCTCGAGGCCGCAAAGGCCGCGCTCGTCGAGGCCAAGGACGGCGAGGACGCCGACGCCCTCCAGTCCGCCATCGACGAGTTCAAGGCCGCAGAGGCCGCCAAGAAGTCGGCAGACGAGGCCGACCAGCTCATCAAGTCCCTCGGAACCGTGAAGGAGAACACCCCTATGGAGGAGACCCCCAAGAACCTCGGCGAGTTCGCCGCCAAGAACCTCGACCTCGCCCCCGTCCGCGAAGGCGCCGCCAAGTCCGCCGGCACCAACTACGGCTTCAAGGCCTACACCGACCCGCAGGTCTCGCAGACCGTCTACTCCTACAGCACCGACGTCGCCGACCAGGGCCTGCGCGACCTCGCCGTCCGCCAGCTCTTCGGACAGGAGCAGATCAGCGTCGGCAACGCCCTCAACTACTTCGTGCTCGGCGCCAAGGAGGACAACTCCGCGCCCAGCCCCAAGACCGTGAACCAGGCCGCAGCGAAGCCGCAGTTCCACATCGTCGAGGGCACCGTCACCGCCACCCTGCAGAAGATCGCGGGCTGGTTCTACGAGACCGACGAGCTCCTCGAGGACAACGCCTACCTCGCCTCCGCGCTGAACAACCGCGGCCTGTACGAGCTCGACGCCGCCGTCGAGGCCTACCTGCTCTCCACCCTGCAGGCCGTCTCCGGCATCGGCACCGACACCTACGCCCACAACGGCGACGTCGATCCCGACACCATCCTCGACGCCATCATGGCCATCAAGAACGACACCCGCTTCAACGCGGACGCCATCATCATCAACCCGACCGACTACGCCAAGCTGCGCGAGCTCAAGACCGCCAGCGGCTCCAACGAGTACGTCGGCGGCGGCTGCTTCTACGGCCCGCACGGCAACGGCCCTGCCGCCGTCCAGCCCGGCATCTGGGGCCTCAACACCGTCGTGACCCCGAACATCACCGCGGGCACCGTGCTCGTCGGCGCCTTCAAGCAGGGCGCGACCGTCGTCACCAAGGCCGGCGAGGGCGCCCGCATCGAGGTCTTCCGCGGCGACCACGACGACGCTATCTACAACCGCGTCACCGTCGTGGTCGAGGAGCGCATCGCGCTTGCGACCCGCTATCCCAAGGCCTTCGTCAAGATCACCGAGGCCGCTTCCTAAGCAGACCGAACAGGGGCGGGGGAGACCCCGCCCCGCTCAATGAGGGGAGGGGCCATGCTCCGCATCTACCGCGCCCCGAACGGGCGCACCTACCAGTACGAGGAGGGCGAGCAGCCCGCGGGATACGAGCCCGTGGACGCCAAGGCGAAGCCCGCCGCCAACAAGTCGCGCCGCGCGGCCAACAAGAAGGTCGCAGCCGAGAAGAAGGACTAGCCATGATCATCACCCCATGGGGCTACGACATCGACGCCGAGTCCATGTCGTCCATCATCGACGCCGACCAGTTCGACGAGCTGACGGGCGGCAGGTGGACGGGCGACGAGCGCGTGGAGCCCGCCATCGCCGCCGTCGAGGCAGCCGTCCGCAGCTATTGCGGCTGGCACGTCGGGCCGTCATGCGCCTGCTCCATGGAGCTGGACGGCGAGCCCGGCGACATATGGCTTCCCGTCGGCTACCTCGCGTCCGTGGAGGGCGCGACCGTGGACGGCGAGCAGGCCGAGGTCGTCGGCTTCAACCGCCGCGGGCGCGTGCGGCTCGCGCACTGCGTTCCGCGCGGCCTCGGCAACGTCACCGTCGAGTTCACCGCTGGCATCCCCGTGGCGTCCATGCCCGACCTCGCCAAGGCCATCTGCGATGCCGTGGTCGGGCAGATCGCCCTCGACAGCTACGGCGTCTCGCAGGAGACGGCTGGCGGCGTCTCGATCAGCTACAGCGGCACCGCGCTTTCCGCGCAGGGCATGCTCCTGCCGATGAACGTCCGCGCCGCCCTCGCTCCGTACAAGGTGGTGAGGGCGCATGCTGCCTAGCTGGTGCGACGATACCGTGACCGTGAGGCGCGCGCCGCTCGTCACGGTAGGCACGCGCACCGAGCGCGACTGGTCGCAGGCCGTACCGCACACCGTCTCGGGCTGCTCGCTGCAACCCGCGGGGACGTCCACCGCGTTCGGCACAGTTGACGCCGTCTCGGGCGCCGACGCCACGCTCTATGCCCCGCCCGCCGCGGACATCGAGGAGGGCGACCGCATCGAGTTCGGCGGCGCCGTCTACGTGGTGGACGGCATCCCGTACGCGTGGAAGAGCCCCACGGGGCGCGTGAGCAGCAAGCAGGCGCGTCTCAAGAAGTGGGCGGGGTGACGCCATGGCGAGAACCCAGGTGCGCGTCGAGGTGCTCAGCGACGGCATAGCAGCCCTCCTGCAGCTCGCGGCCATGTCAGCCGAGACCGACGCCGCAGCCGAGCGCATCCAGCGCGCGGCGGGCGACGAGTTCGAGGTGAGGCCCGCGCAGGTCGTCGGCGACCGCCCTATGGCGCTCGTCGTGCCCGCGGGCATCGAGGGCATGGAGTCCGAGGCGCGCGACAAGACACTATCCAAGGCGGTGAGCGCATGCAGATCGTGAAACCCATCGACATGGACGAGGCGCTGGCCGCCGAGCTGGCCGCTCGCATCCCGTCCGCATCCGTCAACGCCGCGCCCGCACCCGACGGCATCGGAGCCGGCGCGGTCGTCGTGCAGACGCTGGGCGGCACGGACCAGTCGCCCGTGAGCGACCTGTTCGACGCCGTCGTCTACTGCTACGCCGCTACGTACGGAGCGGCGATGGGAATGGGCGCCGAGGTCGCCGCGGCGATACGCGGCATCCAGCTCGAGGGGCCCGCAGTCGCGGGCATCGAGTGGACGACGACCCGCGCCAACCCGCCGCACGAAGACCCC